CCAGTAGCAGAACCCTCATCTGCACCAAGAATAACTACAGTCTTATATCTTTTTCTATACTCCGCAACTTGAGCTGGTATAATATCCTTCTCAAAGGTAGATCCATCCTCTTTAGTAATTCTTACATGAACCTTACCAGCCTTAGCTTCCAATATAGAATCTACTTCCTCTTTAGCAAGTTTTTTACCACCACGACGAGCAGTTAAAACCGCAGCAATTGCCGCCTTTTGTCTAGACTCTTGACTTCTACCAGCTAATCTAGAATCCGTAGAAGATTGAAAATCCTTAATAGCTGTTCCAATATCAGTCTTGGCTGTAATCTTTTCATCAAGAACTCCTTCAACTATAGAAAGTCCTAAAGCCTTAGCAAGTCTAGACTTTCTTTCTGGAGCCATCTTAGATCTTTTCAAATAAGCAACTACAGATTCCTTGCCCATATTCTTCATCTTATTACGAAGATCATATAGAGCTTGTGTTTCTTCGGCCTCATCACTCTTGTGCTGGCCATATTTTTCGGCAATATAACCTTCTTCAATTTGAGTTCTATAATTTTCAAATACTTGCTGCCAAGGATTAGACATATCTCTATTTAAATTTTGTTCTAGATATATTTATTTATTAAAGTTCTTTAGAATCTGTAATCCAAGGCTTAAATAATTCTCCGTCATCAGTTAGACATATTAAATAATTAGTACCTCTTCGCATCACAGTTCCAATCTTACCACTACTAATTTGCTCAACTAATGCACCATCCCGGAATAAATTTCCTGAGAGATATTCTTCTCTGACTGTTAGTATTTCTGGTAAAGGAGCTTCTTCCTTAAGATAAGACTTGGCTTCATTTATGAAAGCTAAAAAAGTTTTCATTATACTAAACAGATGTCCTTAGGTGATTAAGTATTTTTTTGCCATTTAATTTAATATAGGATAGACCAAGTTTTTTTAGAGTTTTATACTTGGCCCTTTCCCTATCATTATGTTTCAATTTTATCTGGCTATCCATAAAATATGAAAAATAGAGATACAAATTCAATAATGCGTCTCTATCTTTCTTAATGTGCTGACCATCCTCAGCGTAGCTATTTAAAAATTTATTAAAAATAACGCTAAGGAAATCTGGCATCATCACTAGTTTTATTTATTTATTAGAGATCTCCAACTTTCCTATTTTCACTATAGTATGGATCAAAATAACCACCAGGATAACGCTTCATCAACTTATTAACATTTATGGCAACTACCTCATCCATAGTGATGTCTAGAGCAATACATGCCTGTGCGACATACCACATAATATCTCCCAATTCAATTTTGAGATGAGTCTTATTATCTTCATTCCAAGGTTTTCCTTGAAACATCATCTTCTTAATAATTTCTAAAAATTCTCCGCCCTCAGCATTGATTCCAACTCCAGCAGTCAGAAGTCTTTCAATATTTGCCCCCTCACTGTCGAGAACAGTCATACGGTTAGATAGTGAGGAAAAATCCTTGGACGCCTCAGATGTTACAGCATCTACAAATTCAGTATACTTAGTAAAGTCAATTTTCTTTTCCATTAAAATTTAAAACCCTCAAATTGTTTAGTAGATTCCTGTTTAGTATACTCGACTTCTTGTCCAGAGTCAAGTATTTCCTTTTGTGCATTTTGATCCACGTCGTAGAGACGCATTTTAGCCCTATCAACGCCAATCAAAAATTTTCGATTTGTTGTAGGGTCATTGTATCTATTCTTTAACTGCTTTACCATAATCTGCCCACGCTGTTCCAATTCTTCAGTACTGATAAGACCAAACATGAAATCCGCAGTAGCAGGAAGACCAAAAGATTCAGAAGTATCGGTAAGTTCGACATTAGAACTATTATAACCACTACGAGTAGTCTGAGTAGCAGAAACAATGGGAACGTCAAATTCGACTGCAAGACCTCTAAGTTCTTCGGCAATAGATTTTATAAAGGTGTAACTATTAGTATTATTACCCTTATATCTAGACGATGAGCAGATATTTAAATAATCTATGAAGATAATATCAGGCTTAAAAGACTTCTTCATTGCCAATTCATTTAGAAGACTTTTGAAGTGTCCCGAATGAGCTGATGCTGTTGGATATTCCTTGATAATGAGAGTACCAACAGTTTTCCTCATAAGATTTGTAATTTTGGTTTCAAAATTCTGCCTTGGTATTTCAGCCAAATCTCGAATATTTACATCTAATAAGTTTGCGTCAATTCGCTCAGCAATTTTCTCCTCTGCCATCTCAAGTGTGATGTAGAGAACATTGCGCCCTTGCAGTAAGCAGGAACTAGCAACGTGGCACATGAATAAACTTTTTCCGACCCCTGTACCAGCCAAAGCGATATTGAGAGTCTTAGAAGATATACCACCCTTTGTAATTTTATTAAAGTATTCCAAATCAAAGGGTATTTTCTTTTCAGTCTTGTGATAGAATTCATACCGTTCCTTGTAGTTTTTTAAATAATCATGTCCAATATTATGATCAAAAGATACTGATAGTGCCTCACTCAATATGTGAGGAATGGAATCTCGATTCTTATCGCTGCTTTCATCATCAACAATATGAACAGATTCCATAAGTGCCAGATAGATTGCTCGCTCCTTACACCACTTTTCAGTAGAATTTACTAGCCACTCAATCTCAACACTTTCAGATTTTAATTCTGTAATTATTGAATTGATATCCTTAACTTCGGTTTCATTCAAATCAGTTCTTTTAGATACCTCAATGAATAATATTTCCTTGGTAACAAGCTTATTATACTTTTCAATGAAGGAATAAATTTCTTCAAAGATTGTTTTTTCGTTTTTTTCGTGGAAATATTCCTTCTTGATGAAGGGAATTACCTTTCTACAGTACTCATCATCATAAATCAGATTCCTTAAAATTGTTCTTTCAATTCTGTCCATTAAATATAGTGTAAGTAAGTACTCATAATGTATTTTGAACCACTTACAGGGGGCTGTCCGTTGTGCGGATACATCCACATTGGTGGGAACATCACAAGAGTACCACGCTTTGGGTGTAGTGTCAAGTCTTTGAACATGGTCTCTCCTCCAACTTCAACATCGTTTAAATACCACAAAAATGAAAGATATCTTCTGCTAGTATCTAAGGATTTTACATCAACATGTGTATCAAATGCATCATTTCCAGTATTCTCATACTTCTTAATCCTATACTGCTCAAATGCATGTTCTTCAGGAAAACAACGAGAATCAATAAATTCGTAGTACAAATTTCGATACCTAATTGTTTCATTCACTAGTGTCTCATGAACTAGGGTCAATTCTTCACTTAATTTATAATTCTCAGTGAGATTAATTTGTGTAAAATTTGGCTTCCTATCATTTTCAAGTCTTTCGTGAAGGTTGGTATTCAAATCATAGAAATCTATTAAAAATTGACACATATCCAAATCCAAGGCATTTGGATATACCTTAATTAAATCACAAAGTCGATCCATAAGAAAATTCCCCTCTGGCAATTACATCAAGTTTTTGCATTACTTCGTCTGTAAAATATTTTTCTGGTTCTGCTAAAATCTGTTTTGCATAGATTTTCTTGCCATCCATTTCGTAACGTCCTGCGACATTCTTCCACATTCCCCCAAGCTCACCAAGCTCAAGAAGGCCATAGTACCTATCCAAACCACGCTCATCATAGAACAAACGGACTTCAACATCTTGATTCTCCTTACTTAAACGAGATTTGGCAGTCTTGCATTTGATAATATTGCCAATGATTTCTGTTCCGTCCTTTTCCTTTTTCTTGGATAGATGAATAATAGTAGATGCGGCATACTTGAGACCACTACCACCTCCCATTTCCTTGGTGGGAACATAAGCACCAATCACATCATAAGTGTGATTCGTCACGATCATTGGAATGTTTGCTTGACCTAGTTTCAGTGTGAGCATACGGAATGCCCCCTTGATGAGTTGAGATTTGGTCATATCCCTCACCTCCTTGTCGTTCAGGGCATCGTTGATCTCCTTGCTGGTCGAAAGCATTCCCAGAGAGTCTAGCACAAACATGCAGGGACTGCGATCCCCCTCAGGCTTCTTCATATACAGATCAACTGCCTTGAGTGCCTTTCCACGAAACTCTTCTACGGTGACAACATTGACAACAACCAAGCGAGTTGTATCAATACTTCTACTCTCCAATAGGGATCGTGTGATTGCAGCTTCAGTATCAAAGTACAGACAATATCCAGTAGGATTATTATCAAGGAAATTTTTGACCACTGCCAAACTAAAGAAAGTTTTCCCAGTACTTGATTCGCCCGCAATTGCAGTAATTTTATTACCAGATACCCCACCAAAGATACTCCCGCTAACAAGAGCATTAAAGATGTATGAACCCGTGTCCACATAAGTTTCATTTTCAACAATATCTGCTGCAAGTTGGGTGTATTCTCCACCAATCTCTTTTACAATATCTTTTAAAAAATCCATAAGTACCTCAAGTGAATAAAGATTCTAGTGTGTGTGTTTTTTTATGTGACCAACCAATACTATTGAGAATTGACGTGATTGGATCTAAGAATGTTTTTGTAAATTGAAGGTTATAATCTACGTAGTTAAGAAGCCCAAATTCCTTTGGCAATTCTTGAAGATATGAAATAACATTTTCACCCATTGGATTTGGTTTTTTGAGATAGCAAAATTTTACCTTTTCTCCATCACCAATAGTACTATACTTGTTAGTTAAATTGTTAACTCTGAGCATATGATTATATAGAAGTGCTCCTCGAACAGCAATCGGAGTAGATTTCTTGTAGATAAAATCTGGGCATCGATACTTACTTATTTCATTTGCAGAACGTGGAAATGAGATCTGGTCTAACGGAAGTTTAGGAAACTCTCTCCTAAACTCATCAATAAATGATATGACATCACTTTCAGTTCCAACCATCATAAGTTTGATTGCCTGTTTAATCTTTCCCCTACATGCAGATGGAGTTGAAGACTTAATGGCTTCAAGTCCCATAATTTTCAATTCAGGTTCTTGAAACCGCACTCCCTCAGAATCCCAGACATTTAAAGCATAACGCTTCTTACCAGTCCAGATTCCACGTTCCGCAATATTTTCACGTTTCATGCTCATCTTCTGCTGATAAGCATTCAGATATTCTGCTAATTCTTGGTAAGAACTTTCAATATACTTTTCAAGTTCCACCCTACAGATTTTATCGAGAAATGAAACAATTGCTTGACTAGTCTTCTCTCTTCCCGCAAATACTGCATCAACCATGGGACCCAAGTTAAGATACAGGGAATCAGTATCTGAGGCAATAACATAATCGATTCCCCTAGTTTTAGTAACTTTGTTTAAGTACTTATTCATTTTAGCCTCAATCCATCGGATTGATACTTGACCAGATGTGGTGATTGCCTCAGCATTCTCAAGCTTATAATACCTAAAATATTGATTGCCAATTGCACCATAGGCAGAATTCAATTGAATCTTCCGAGCCATTTGGATATTATTGTATCTTGCAATTTCTTTTTCTAAGTCTTTAGTTTTTTTCTTAGCATACTCCTTCTTAGCTGCAATCATCTTATTCTTATAGATGACTCGTTCATCATAAATCTTCTGCATCAATTGAGGAAGAAATCCATGAATATCCTTTCGGTACATTGCACCATTTGGACATACCGAATATTCTGAGTAATCTTTAAACGAAATCTTCTGCTCAAGAATCTTATCAATAGATGCTGAAGGATGTCTAGTATCTACCAAAGTTTCTGGAGAAATATTATACTGCATAATCAAGTGAGGATATAGTGAATTTAAGTCAAAACTCACAACCCAATCATATTTTCCAGGAACAGGTTCCTTTACATAGGCACCCTTATACTTTTCATCTTTTTGAGAATGCTCCTTTGGGGGAATTACAATATTTTGTTTTTTAAGATAGTTGTAGATAATACTATCCCACATCTTCACCTGATAGAAAACATCTGCAAAATTTACCTTAGCGTCAAATGCCATGGTAATTGCAAGCTCAATTAGCTTAAGCTTATCCTCTAAGCGATCAACAAGTTCTACGTCAATAATATTGTATTCTATAAATTTTTGCCAGTCTTTAGTATAAAATTCTTTAAAGGTTTCAAATTCAGAGTGATCTAGCTTATTTTGACCAAGTTCAACTTCAGCAATGTAATCTAATCGATAGGATTCCCGATTCACATAAGTGAATTTTTTATAGAGATCTAGATAATCTAAAATAGTAACTCCAGCAATATCACATATGATATGATCTTTATGATTAATTTGAATTTCCTTTTCAGAAACAAGTTTCCATGGGGAAAGTCTTTTAGCTGCAGTTTCTCCAAGTATTCTAGCTATTCTCTTTGAGATATATGGCATATCATAGAGACTGCAGTTCCATCCAGTAACTACATCTGGGAAGTTGTTTTCCCAATAGTAGAGAAATCTACTAAGAAGATTTGCCTCATCAGTACATTGAATATATTCAGAATTTTTCTGCTTGGTTGTAAAAGGTTTGCACCCCCAGGTAATGATTTCCTTTGTGGATGCATTTTGAATTGTAATAGCTAAAAGCTCTTCACAACAATCTTGAACAGTTGGAAATCCTCCCTCAGAAGCAACTTCAATATCAATGGTGATAATATTAATATTTTTAATATCAAACTTTACCTCAGTTTCAGAGTAATTATCTGAGATAAACTGATAGATAAATCTATCATTACCATAGATGTTAAAATTATCTACGTCCTTGTATTTTGCAAAAAATTCTCGACAATCCCGGACAAATCCTGGCTTAATTGGCTCAACATACCTCCCATCAAGAGTTTTATATTCACTCGGTTTTTCTGTTACTAAAAAGAGTGTTGGTGAATACTTTTCTCTGGATAGGAAGCTGCTCCCATTTTCATATCCCCGAACTAAAAATTCATTTCCTACTAATTGAACATTTGTATAAAACCGCATTAGTCGGATAATTTCATATACTGTTCCAACATTTTAGCATCGGGATCGCAGATTGTCAAGAAATTCTCGGAGGAGGTCATTACCTCAGTTTGACTCGTGTATCTTGGCCAGGAGACGAGGCGGGGAATTTCATTTAAAATTTCTTTAGGATTTATTAACCTACAATTTGGCATCCCAAAATCCACAACAAGTTCTTCAATTTTAGATACAATATAAGTACCATTCTTTAAAAGAATGCACTTAACCGCAATATCTTCAATTTCTTCAGATTCAACTGTAACTTCTGGTTCAAGTTCGCTGTACATGTCAATATACTCAAGATCGTCCATTTACATTCTCCAAGTAAGATTCTTCAACTTCCTTTACAGGATTATATATCGATACTACCCAGTCAGGATTTATATAAAACTCAGTATCCTCAGACAATATTATCCAGGGAGTAAATGATAGTTTATAAGATTTTTCCTTTCCACGAAGTTTATCCGTAATTGTAACAACATAGGGCTTAGTGAAGCAGTAGGAAACTAATCTATCCTCAGATAGAACTTCCTTCATATCACAAATAACTTCCTCATTAGACTTCAATAATGCAATTTTTATAGACATATAATTAAAGAGACAATTCCTTTACTTGTTTTGAATTGATATATTGGGAAAATTTAGCTAGGTGCCCATTATTACGCAATTCCTTAAAGACTAAATTTTCAAGAGAAAACTCACCCCCCCTTTGAATTGCAACAGATCTCATATTTCTAATTTTTTCCTTCAACTTATTCATCTCAGAAATATCATCAGATTTTCCAGAAATGAAAATATCAATCATATCCATTATATCACGAGTTTTCCTTTTAAGCAACCCAACATCTACATTAGGATTTAACTTCTTTGGTTTGACTAACCACTTACCATATTTAACAGAGTATACCCCCTGATTGGAAGGACGAGCTGTACCTTCCTCCTCCGCATACAGTTCAACATCATGACCGTATATTTTAATATCGTGGGTCAATGCCCAAAGTTGCTTCTTATCCTTTAAGTAGTCATCAATAAGATCAGGACAATCTGGCAAATCTTTTTTATTGACAATTAAATGTAGATCAATATCAGAAAATTTTGTATAGTTATAGTTGGCATTTCCTCCAACTATAACCATGTCCTTAATTGCAGTTCTTGGAATATTTGCAAAATCTGCCCAAGCATTCCCAATACGGATTAACTTAATTTTAATCTCAGACTTTAGAACAGTATCATTCCAAAGTTTTGGATTAAGATTTTCATGATACTTGAAGGTAATTTTTTGTTCAACAAATTCTTCCAGTTTCATGTCAATACTTAAGTGATTTGCGTTTTACTGGAGTTACATCAATATCTCTTACCCCAAATTCTTTATAATCCTTAAAGCCCAAATCTCGTGTGGTCTGTGCTGTAAGATCCGCCGATCTATCTCCCTCATAGGGACCACGATCAATCACCTTTGTAACTACACTTCTTCTGGTCTTTGGATCTGTTAATCGCACATCACTACCAAGAGGTAAAGTTTTATGAGCAATTCCTGGAGTTGATGGACTTAAAACTTCGCCACTTGCAGTTTTATTTCCATACAACCCAGGACCATAAGAACTGGTTTTACCAATTACAGCAAATGTTGCTTCTGAAATAAAATCATTGAATGATTTCATATACCTTACGTTTCTGATGTTCTGGGATAACTTTATTTAGTTTAATTACAAGCAACCCATCTTCAAAAGAAACATCACCAACTACAACATCGTCGGATAAGGTCCAAGTTCTTTTCAATCTTCTTTTTGCTATTCCATTATGAAGATATTCGATAGCATTTTTAGATTTTTTATCTTCTGCCACATCAAGGGTAAGTATATTTTCTTCTGTAGATACCCTAATATCTTCTTTTTTGTATCCAGCAAGTGCGATTTCTAATTTAAATTCAACACTACTTTCTTTGACTAAATTGTATGGTGGATAATTTGTGTGCGTATCAAACGCACTATCAAATCTCTTAAACCACTCATCCATACCAATACTATTTTTTTGTATCTCTAAAAGGTACTTTGCAGTTTCTGGTACTGAAAGTGTAAACGAACTTGTTCCAAACATAATAGACCTCCTTTAAGCGTCTGTAAGTTAATAATGTCCCCGAAGGCAACATCATATTATATAGTATCAACATAAAAAAAGGGGAGTGTTGAACTCCCCACAAGATTATTCGGTTTCCTGCAACTTTTTCTTTTTACCAATATTATACTTAGTTTCAAGAGTCCACTCATCCTTTTCCTTGTAGGAAAGGACCTTAATTTGATTCAGTGGGGCAATATCCATAATTTTGTCCACATCAACAACAGAAATAAGTCCCCAATCGGCAAGAAGTTGAGTAATACGATTTCTGCGTTGTACATCATTCACTGTCAAATTAGCATGTTTACCATCGAGAGCAAACAACTCCTTGAAGTGAACAATATAATATCTTCCCTGCTTATGTAAAATATGGCAGGACTGATATAGTGTCTTCTCCTTTCTACTAGCTACACCAATTCTAGTAAGAGTCTCACGAACCTTCAAAAAATCGTCAGGTTCATTTAAAATCACTTCCACCATCTTATCTGGCGACCAATTCACTTCCGGCTCTTGTACAACGCTCATTTCATTCCTCCAATTTCAATCTTATCTCTAATAAGTTTAATTTGATCTTTAGTTAAAATTTTCAAAGCATGTTCTGCCTTCTCATTACTATAGCCATAGTAAGATTTGACACATTCAAGATCTTTGTCAATTTCCTTTCTGAGCCAGGGAGAAAATCTCGCCCTTTTTCTTAAAGTATTTATGTAAAAGTCATATTGTAATTTTTTATCTAAAGATGAGTATATATTCATCTCATTAGAATACATTATAGAATCAATAGAGCCAGAAAGACACTTATTGATGACAAATGGCACATAGGAACTTACGCTGTCCGGATCCGTGTCCATAATATTAGTCTTTGTCTGGTTTATTGAGTTTAACCATTCCTTAAGTTCTATCTTCATAATCTGGATAATTGTACTTTAAGTATTCAAAGAAAATAAGTTTCATTTCCTTATTTGACATTCCACAGTGCTTTGCAGCTTGTGGTAAATTCCATGTAGATCGAAACAAATTCTCATTAGATTCTTTCACATTTTGTGGAGTAGATTTAACTCTAACTTCAATTAGACTATCATCACTATTCAGTCTTTTCATTCCAGATACCTAATCTCATCAACTATTCCAGAAATTACAGCAGTCTTAAGCGATCTATCTGAATAAGAATTTAACTTGGGTTTTGCTGAAAAATAAATCACATAGTTAATATGTGGATTATAGTATTTAATCAGTGCTCCAGATGCAATCGCTTTCTTGACATTATCAGTCCTAAGTGCTCCTGGTCGTTTTTTATGTCCAGGATTTCCGCCCTTACACTCACAATATTCATACCCATCAGCTATAAAATCAATTTCACATCCAGCAAGTTGAATGCATACATTTTTTTCAATATTAGTAAATCCCCTAGCAATTAAATCTGCCTCAACCTTAGATTCAAATTCATCACCACTAAGCTTACTCTCTGCTTGAAAATTAATCATTTAAATTTCCCCACTGCCATAATTTCAGTCAACGCTGCAAGTAAATTTATTTCCTGATCCGCAACAAATGCCGATTGATATTGATACTTTGCAATAATTAAAAC